GACGATGCAGGAACGTGTTGATCGCGGCCGTGCGCTCCGACGGCGTCGAGCCGCCGACGACGACCGCCGGGTTCCACTTGGCCAGACCTGTCCTGAGGGCCCCGACGACTTCCTGATGATGCGCAAAAACCAGAATTTTGCGTCTGGTGGGGAGGGCGTCCATGAACTCCTCAAGATACTCAAGGACGCCGGGCACCTTGGCCACGCCAAGAAGACGCCGCAGGCGCATGACGTGTTCGTCGCCGCTGGCCCCGGAGAGCCACTTCAGGAGAAGGTCGTCGGACAGGCCGTCCGGCACGGTCGGGATGGCGATCTGCGACGGCTGCACCGGGACGAGGTCCCAGCGGATCGGCGGCAGGTCCTTGAGGACGTCTTCCTTCTTCACGCGCAGCATGAAGCCGTCGAGCCGTCGGCGCAGTTCCGGAAGGTTCTTGGAACCCTCGATGACCCGGACCGGGGTCCCGTTGCCGAAGCGCTTCTGGGTGACCCGGCAGAACGCATCCTGGAAGTCCCATTCGTTCAGCGGCGGCGCGTTTGGGCCCCGCTCTAGGGCCTGCGGGTAGATGGCCCGCAAGATCGGGAAGAGTTCGCCAGCATGATTGGGTGCCGGGGTGCCGCTCATGGGTAGCACGTAGCCCAGCTTCGGCAGCATCTTGCCGAAAACGGCCTTGGTCCTGTTGGCGCTGGAGTTCTTGAGGGCTGCGGCCTCGTCAAGGATGGTCATCTGGAAGCGCGGCCCGTTGGCGATCACGCTGGCGTAGGGTGACAGCTTCTGGCTGAGCAGCCCGTAGGTGATCAGCGTGATGCCGGTCTGCTTCAGCTTGGCGAGGTCGTTGGCGTTGCGGATGATCCGGAACGCCATCTCGGGCCACCAGTGCCTGCACTCGCGTTCCCAGACGTAACGTCCCGATGCCGGGCTGACGATCAGCAGGCGGGTGACGCCGCGGGCCTTCGCGCCCTCCAGCGCCGTGCGGGATTTCCCAAGGCCGGGGTCAAAACCGAGATAAGTGGGCTTGCCAGCCTCGATCTTTGGGATGGCGTTCGACTGGTACTGGTAAAGGGCTTCCATCACTCCTTGCCTCCGTCGATGATCTCCAGCACGCCCTTGAGGACGTGCCGCATGCTGCTGGCGCTGATGGCGTCGAGGGTCATGCCCCCGGCCTCCAGCAGTTGCCGGGCCTTCTTCAGGTCCGGTTCCGGCCAGATTTCCAGCGGATACGCACGGCACCAGTCGGCGATCTGGCGCAGCTTTTCCTTGTCTCTCATCACGTCAGTACCCTCTCGGCGTTCCTCCGGATTCCATCTCCGAGATCGTTCATAAACCGGATGTGCTCGTCATTCGCCTGGTCTTCGGTCAGGTCTTCCCACGCCGGGATTTCCGGGTGCTGCTCGCGCACGCGGTCGTACATCCCTTTGTGCGCTATCTCGTTCGCGTTCATGTCAGTCGTCCTTCCTCAGCAGGTAGGCCAAAGCGTAGGTCCGCTGGGTCTCTTCCGCCTGTTCGCCGATCCAGCCGATATTGGCGTCGAACAGGGCCCGTTGTTCGGGTGTTGCGCTGACGACCTTGCCGTCGACGTAGCCCGCGACGGCGCGCATCGCAGCGCCGATTGCCTGATGCTCCAGATTGTCGGGATCGTCAGCGTTGAGGATGCCCTCCTCGATCACGAAATCGACCAGTTCCAGCAGTTCCCAGTCCACATGATCGTTCCAGCCCATCATGCCACCTCGTCCGGTTCGATGTCGGTCGGCTGCCACAGCTTCACGACGGGATTACCCCGGAACGTCAGCCAGTAGTGGCCCATCAGGAGGGCGTCGGCGCGGCCCACGTCCATCTTGCGGGTGAGGCCCGTGACGGCCGGGTACATCTGGATGGCCTTGGCGCGGGCCGCGTCCTTGGGCTTGCCGATGAGGCCCAGCGACCGCTTCCAGACGGCGGGCGCGACGAGGTGCGTCGGCACGGTGTTGCAGGCGAGGATGCCGTGGATCATGCCGACGGCCACGCCGAACCTGAAGGTGCTGACGACGCCCTGCTTGGGCATCGAAGACACGTTCTCGACCACGGCGGCGCGCGGCTGCAACTCCCGCACCATGCGGTGCAGGAAGGCGGCATCGATCTGCCTGTCCACAACCGGGATGTCGTCCACGACGGGCGGGCCTTTGGCGAAGAACACGGCGTAGGCCCCCGACACGGAGCCGGGATCGATGGCGAGCAGGATGGCTGTCATGGCGTCACTCCGGAACCGGCCGCGATGACTGCGGCGATGAAGCCAGCCGCCACGACGAGAAGCAGGACTTGCGCGCCCATTGATGGCGGGGCAGGCGGCGGTGCCGGTGGCTCGTACTTGGCCAGCCGCCTGCGAAGTTCATGGTTCTCGTTGCGGGCGCGGGCCCATAGAAGGAAGGTAAGCACGGGTCTGGTTTCCTTTAAAAGATGTTCACCGGGTCCTGAAGATCGGGCTGCTTGCCCTTGGTCTTCTTCAGTTCATCGATGTCGTGGATGACGCCCAGATCGAAGGCCAGCTTGATGAACACCGGCACCCACTTCGCGGGCATCAGGTTGCGGTTTCGCCAGCCTTGGATCGTGGGCCTTGGCGGCGGGTTGTAGCCACGGGCCTTCAGCATCTGGGCGATCTCGGTGACCGAACCCAGCTTCATCAGGAGATCGTAGAACCGCCACTCGGGCAGGACGTAGGTACGCTTCATTTCAGGTGTCCTTTCGGGGCACCAACTTCAGCGAGCGGATGTGCGTGGTCTTGATGAAGCGCTGCATCGCATCTTTTCCGAACTCTGCGATAAGTGCGTTCTTGTCCAGAACCTCGCGGTTGGAGGGCTGGATAAAGGCTTCATAGGACTTGCCATGCAGGTCGGCGTCTTCCTTCAGGAGTTCAGTCCGCAGCACGCTTTCGCGGTCCTGCATGATCTTGATCTCCTCGCGGATGGCGGCCAGTTCGTCCACCGGGTGAATGTTGGGGATGCTCACGTTATCGGTTCCTTTCGGGTTGGTTGTGAATTGACATGTAGCGCATGTGATCACCTCTTGCAATAGGCAATCCTCGCGCGTATGTGTAAAAGGCAACCACAACGAGGAAGCCCAATGAGCAGTCTGGTCGTATTCGAGAAGAACGGCGTCGTTGCCGAATGGAACAAGGACGCGCTCTATAGTGTGCGCCGCGAGGGTGATCCGGTGCGCCGCGAGTACCCTTCCAAGAAGACGGCGATCTCGGCGGCGAAGCGGCTGGCCACGGCCAAGCGGCATTTGCAGAAGATGCGGGAGACGGGATGAGGGACGGACCAATGGACGATGAAGCCGACGAAGAAATGGAAGACAAGGTGGCCCACGCGGCGAGCGCCATGCTGACGCTGCTGTGGAAGCACGCCGCCCGGGATCACTACTGCCCGGTCTGCGTGGTCAACCTGATGATGGACGCGGTGATCGACGCCGAAACCAACGATCAGGTCAGCCACGGCATCCCGGTCAAGGCCACTGAAGGACCGATGCAATGACGGTCCTGTCGCTGGACTTCGAGACGTTCGCCCACCGCAACCTGAAGATGGTGGGCCTTCACAACTATCTGGACTGCCCTCACTTCGCGGTGACGGTGACCGGGTGGGCTTTCGACAACGAGCCCGTAAAATGGATGAGCTGGCCCAACACGATAGGGCTTCCGCAGGAGGTCCTCGACCACGTCCTTGCCGGGGGCACGATCCGCGCTTGGAACGCCAGCTTCGAGTTCGGCGTCCTGCTCCGGTACTACAAGCTGCCGGTCATGCACGCGCAGTTCGCATGCACGATGCAAAGGGCCCTCGTCGCTGGCTATCCGATGTCGCTGGCCGAGGCGGGCCCGGCAATGGGCCTGAAGATCGTCAAGGACAAGGCGGCGCGCAAGCTGATGCTGGAGATGGGCAAGCCGCCCGCCAAGGGCCTGCCGTTCCATGAGTGGGACACGGCACGGATGACGGCGCTCGCGGCCTACTGCGTGAAGGACGTGGAAGCCGAACGCGAGGTCGGTCGGCATGTGCCGTTCCTGTCTCCTTTCGAAAAAGAAGTGTCGCACGTCGACGCGCTGTCGAACTGGCGCGGCATCCCGGTCGATGAGAGGGCTGTGCGGTTCCTGATGCACGGCCGCGACCACTTCAGGACGAAGGCCCGGCTGGCGGCTGGCATACACACCGGGGGAGCGGTGATCCGCGTGGACACCGAAGTGCCCAAGCTGAAGAAATGGCTCAGCGCCGAGGGCTATCCGATGGCGTCCCTGAACAAGGAAGCCGTGGACAAGGCCCTGATCGATCCGAAGACGCCCTATGGCGTGCGCGAGGTCCTCAAGCTTCGGCAGAGGGCCTCGAAGAGTTCACTGGCCAAGCTGGAAACGATGCTCGCCGTGCGGGGCCCGGACGGCCGTGCACGGGGACAGCTTCAGTACTACGGGGCCTGCCGGACCGGAAGGTGGGCGGGCCGCGATATCAACGTGCAGAACCTGCCGAAGTCGCGTGACGACGTGGACGTGGACGTGGTTCTGGGGGCGATCCAGACGGATGTCGATGGGCTGGAGCTATTCCACACGTCGCCGCTGAACGCGCTCTCAGCGTCCCTGAGAGGCTGCCTGACGGCGTCTCCGGGGAAGCTGCTGGCGATGATCGATTTCAGCCAGATCGAAGCAAGGATTTTGGGCTGGCTGTCCGGGCAGACGGACCTGGTCCTGGCGTTCCACGAAT